AGAAGATCCAAGCATTTGGGTAAGGTGATAAGAATCAACGTGAGAACTTGCTTTGTAAGCAGTATCTCTAAGGAAAATTCCATTGTTTAATACAGGAGTTGCCATAATTGTTAATTGTTAATTGTTATTTAGTTAATTGTTATTGTTTATTATTGTTTTACTCATTAAAACCTTTTAAATATGTTATTGCTTCTTGGTATCTTTCTTTTTGTAGAACGTGATTTTGTTTCTTCTTCGCGTTGATCTACTCCAAGAGAGGAACCTCCAGCATTAGCTTGCTCAGTCTTTAGCTTTCTTACTGTTTTTTCAACACTACTTTGTGCTCCTTTATCCATGATCTTGGACTTATATCCATCAGGATCAGATAGCAACCATAGTGCTTCAGAAATTAAAGTATAGTTTGGTTCTACAAACTGATACTTCTCAAGCAAATGACCTAACAAGTTTGTGTTCTTTCCACTAACAGAAGGGTAATTAGGTTGAACTAATCCGTTATATAGCATAGACTGCGTCTTTCTATCAACTTTTAAATCACCCAGTGATCCTTCTTTTAATGTGTTATACACATTCTCCATATACTGTTGAGATGCTTTTTGCTGTTGTGCTTTACGCATCTCTTGTTCTTCTAGCTTTTTAGCTAAAACTTTTTCTTGCATCTTGTCCAACTTAGGTTTAAATTTCATAGCCTGTTGTTCAAGCTTTCCTAAATCTTTCCAGATCTCAATCTCTTCAGCAATCTCTTCAGCATTACCGTAGCCTGTTGCTTGCAAGTAGTCAGTAATTATAATTTCTTGGTCTTTTTCTTTGCTAACATCTAAGCTTTTCTTTGTCTCAGCTTCTGCTAACGTAGAAAACAAACCTTTTAAATCTTGACCACCATCAGCCACATAACGTGCAGCAATTTGGAGTTCTTGTGGTAAACTTTCAAAGAACTGTTTAGGAGTTTCTCTTCTAACTTGATTTGCTTTTTCTTCCAAGTTAGCTTCTATAAGCTCCTGCCAATCCTTAGCAGAATAGTCTGCTAAATCTTTATCATCATCAAAAGGAACAATTTTGTCTTCTTTAATAAGCTTTGAAAAAACATCACTTATACCAGAAATCTTTTTTCTTCCTCTTGTTTCTTTTTCTTCTTTCTCTTCTTCTTCTGATGATTCATCATTAAATGCATCTAAAAAATCTTCTGCATCTTTTTTATCATCATCACTAATTTCTTTAGACCCTGCCTTTTTTTCAGTGTCTTCATTTGTTTTAGCATCCTTGTCAATTTCATCTTGTTTATCTTCTTCTTGATAATCAGGATCTGCAAATGACATATCCACTTTTTCTGGTTTACTAAATATAGATTTAGGTTTATTTTCTTCAGGTACCGTAACACTTTCTGCTCCGGCTGCACCATCAAATAAGCTATCTAAATCAATATCCACTTGAGCTACATTGCTCTCAACTGTTTTACTTTCTGTTGCCATAATATTGTTGGTTTTTGTAATTAATCTTTCTTACATATATAATATACAAAACATTTTCATAAATAAACTTACAAAATGCAAAAAGAATTTGCCATTTTTTGCAGTATATAGCTATCTATGTTTTTTTTCTTTTAAAAGTATCTAAAAAGTTTATTTTTTCTTCTTAGAATCTTTAAAATCATATTTGTTTTTGTTCTCTCTTGCTATTTGTAACTGTTTGTCAGCAATATCTTTTTGAGCTGCAATTTTTTCTCTTTCTATCTGAAGTTTTGTCTGATCATTAGAATTTTTTAAAGTTGCCTGTTGTCTTTGAAAGTCCATTTTTTCTCTGTCTTTTCTATCAGCTCTAATGTTTGCCATTTCATCTTGGAAGTCATTAACCTTATTTTCATTAATGTCTGACATAGAACCATAACCAGCAGCCCTAATTTGAGCCACCTCTAAATCATTCTGACGTTCTTTATCAGCTTGCATAAGTTCAAACTCACGTTTCAGTTTTTGTTCTTCAGCACTTGCTTTAAGTTGCTGTTCTTGCATTTCACGTTGCTGTTGCATTTCTTGCTGTCTTTGAGCTTCTTGTTTGCCCTCAGCATCTTTTAATATATCAGTTACTTCAGCAATAGAATCAGCTTTGATTATATTACCTAGATCATAAATACTTGCTCCTGAAGTATTATTTGTAATTGCTAATTGTTTCAATTGATCTAATACAGATCTGTGATTTGTTTTAGTTGTTGCAAATACGTTAAAGTCTCTTAATAAAAGATCAGTCCCATTTATAGTAAAATTAACTTTTTCAGCTTCTGAACTGATATAAGATAGTCTTACGCTTGGGTTATTGCTATAATAGTATTGTGCAACATCAGTTCTCATTTGATGAACTCTAGGCATTAGGTGATCTGAATGCTGTGTAAAGTAAACTTCAGTTTGAGCATAAGATTGATTTAATGCTTGCGTAACACCTGTTGCTGTTTGTTGTGCTATAGGTGCACCTAATCTTTCAGGATTAACACCAATTGCATCAAATGCTTGTTGTTTAAAATAATTAGCTAATTGAATACGTGACATTAATCTACCCGTCTGCTCCATGTTAAGAGTTTGATAATGATTAAAGTTTGTAGCATTCTCAGTATTAGTAATTGATGTATCTAATGGTAACATGCTAAAATCTTTCATAGCAGTGTATGCCTTAGCATAATTACCTTTACCCCAATCTTCACCCATAGAGTGACGCGGTAAAGCATTTTGATCAAACATGATTACAGTACCTAACTCATCTACCAGAATATCTGCTATTTGATTATTTACCATGTTATATCCTACTTGATAAGCTTTCATTAAATCAACTAAAGATGTTGATCTTGTGTTTCTATCTGAAAACACTCTACCTTCAACAGGTAATTTACAACCATATAAAGAATTGTCACCTTTAAATTGAAAAGGCACTCTACCTGGTTTCTTTTTATTAATCCCTAAATAAATAGGATTAATATTATCACTTGCATTAGATTTCCAAAAAGCTGGAAGGTTTGGTCCTATCTTAACACCACCCCATGTTTCATTAATCCAAATCCAATCTATATGTTCACCTTGCAATAATGTTTCTTTGTTTTTATTCTTAAACAATGAATCATCATATATAGGTTTTTCTGTTACTTTAAAAGTTTCATCAATGATCTCTTGAATGACTTCACCTGTTTCTGTTATTTTAGTAAGATGACCAACCTTACGTTGAGTCTTCCAGTATACAGTTGTTACTCTCATTAGAGAGCCTTCACCCCAATTTGTAACGTCATCACCTTCACTTAATATAGAGCTGATAACATCACCACCATATTCAGGAGAAGTATTCCAATTAGAAACAAATTGTCTATAACCTAAACTTGGAGAACCTGTATTCCACTCATGTGATTTAGTAGCATCATAGTAAGCACCATCATTTTGATAACCTGACACTTGATATGCACCTGATTTTGCTGGATATATTTCCTGCAAAGATTCCAGTTGTTTTTGATTCATCAAATAACCATACTTATCTATCACATCAGCAATGGTCATAAGATCCATTTTACCTGCATAATTAGATTGTGATATATATCTTGTATCTGGAGATTTTTGATAAAATGTAAGAACAGGGTTCCATAATTCTAATTCATAATCATCCTCAAGCATTCTAAAATGCCAGAACTCTCTATCCGTAATAAGCATATCACGGAAAGCACGTTCCTCTAATTCTTGCATTTTAAATCTTTCTTCATCAACATTTAATTGATGAGATGCCCATTCCTCAACCATACTTCTATAATCCTTAGAAAAGAAGTCTTCTATTTCAGGTAATGTTTTAAGATTTTCTGGAGAAAGTTTTTGTTGAAATTCAGGATCTTCCGGGTTGGCACCCATTTCAATCATTCTGAATAAAAGTTTTTCTTGTGCATCTGCTAATAAATTTTCCTCAACCAATGCTCTTTTTTGTTCAAGCATTTCATTGTAAGATAAATCATCTACAGCTCTAAACTGAACTTTAGAATATCTTTTAGAAAATTCTCCTGATAGTACATTTACAACATTTGGTATGATTGGATAAAATTTAAGCTCCAGTGCTGATTCATCTTCTTTAGTTAATACGTCAACTAAATCTTTATAATCATTATCCTCTTCAACTATATAATCTGTTTTATCAATTATACCTTTGGCAAGTTTGTAATTTTTTAATAATTTCCTAGCATTTTGTTTTAAGAACTGCATACCCTGCAATTCAAGCCAGTCTAAATTCCAAGCAGCCCAATCTTCATTTTTCTTTTTTGAAGGTAAAAACTGTATTGGTTGCGTAAGGCTAGAAGTTGACGGATACCCGCTATCAGCCTTAGCACCGTTCTTCAATTGCATTGCATTAAATACTTTCATACTTATCTAAAATTTTTATATGCTGATCTTTTTATTTTTGGACCACCGTTAGCAGTTTTATTCCTTCCAATATTCTTGAACGGACTATACTTTAATTTATGGAAATTTTTTGAATTATCCAAAGAATCACCCAATTCTGATTCAGTTCTTCTTAAATAACCTCTATTTGATTCTTGAATTCTAACAAAAGCAACTAATGCTGCAAAAGTTACAAGCCTATCCACGTTGAGTCCTGGATAGTATGCAAGCATTTCTTTTAATAACATTGGATCTGGTATTCTTTCTATACCTAAAGTTGTTTTTATTATGTTGCCATCATCATCTGTTTCTTGATCTATTTCTTCTCTAAGAAATTCAATAGCATAAGAAATTAAATGATTTTTAAATAATGTACCTGTATTTTTCCAACCATATTCTTGATAAACAGATTTGTTTGAACCAAGATCTTTTAAGAACATAATCTGCTGTTTTGGTACAAGATACTTTTGTTTCTTTTTAGATATCATATGTTGTATAAATAATGATATGTTATTCTCTACAAGAGTCCAAGCATTATACCATTCAACAATTAATTCTAATTGCTGATGTGTTTTATTAATATCATCATATCTACCACACCAAGATGCTACAATTTTACCAGGTTCTATAAAACGTTCAAGACCCTGCGGGGTTTCTCTTGTTATTTCAACAGAGTTCTTATATACAATAATACTACACAATGAATCTGAAGTGGTTGTCTTACCTTCTGATACAGGGTCAATAGATGCATAATAGGCACCAAACCCAGGACTAGAAACAGGTCTTTCCCATACAACCAAACATCCGGTTTTATCTTGTGTTTTTTTACTTAATGGGAACTCTGATATTGGTAATTTATTTGATCTCTTAGCAAGAATACCATCACTAACTCTTTCAAGCTCTATATGCTCGTATGCATACTCTTTCTCTTCAATTCTTTTTTGTTGTTGTGATAAAACACCTTGAGGAAATACTGATTCTTTTCTATAAGCAAAAGCTTCAGCAATATTAGTTGGTTTCTGAGAAATACGTAATTGATATTGCTCAGGACTTAAATCAGCTTTCCATTGAGCTCTTTCTGCTTTTATTGCATCAAGTGCTTCTTGTATATTAGAGTTACCGTAATTATCAATATAAGGTGGCATAGACCATTGTTCTGGAATAAATAACCCAGCTAGTCCAATAGTACCATCTTTATCCATTAAATCAGTTTCTACAGCATATATATCATTTGCTGTAGGATTTAATATCATTTGTTTTAAAGGTTCACACTGATCAAGATCCCCTACAGAACCTGCAGCTATAAACATACCCGTTGTTACCATACCAGAAGACATTGCAGGTCTAAGGTACTCATACGTTTTATCCATCTTAGGTGCAATACCAGCTTCTTCATGGAAAAAAATTGTTGTGGGTCCACCTACACCTGTTGTAGCATTCTTCTCAAAAGATGCACCTTGTATCTTAGACTTAAGACCTCTAGATGTTTTTCTATTACCTACTTTTACTTCAATCTGCTGTTGCCATAATAAAACCTTTTCAGGATTGCTAGGTCTATACCAAGCAGTATGCTCATTTAAAAATGTTTTGTATTCATCAAGAAACTTCCATGAACCTTTATCATTAATGTAATCCTTTAGAGAAGCACCTATCTTACAAGTACTACCCTCTTCAAACCAATATGTATTAATGATCTTACCCATATGAAAGTAAGAGGATGCAATCTGACGTTTCTTTAAAATAGCAGAATGCTTATAACTAAGTTCAGCAAGCATTTCATATAAAGCCATATGATATTGTGCATCTCTGACTTTAGCAAATCCATACTTCTTTTCCTCTTTATCATAGATGGGTAAGAAGTTTAACCACATGTAATAATCACGTGTTAAATACCAAGAGCGGGGACCATCTTTATAGATAACCCCCACACGGCATTTGTTTTTTTGATCATTCCAGTAACTTATAAAATCTGTTGATCTAAAAGGAGCTGAACAATAAAATCCATCTTTGTTAAAATTAATAGCCTCTTGGTTAAAAATTAAAGATGTATTATTAAACTCATACAAACCAGGTTCTTTAAAAATTGATAATACAAATTCTTTAAAACTATCTCTTGTATCAAACTTGGTTTCAGTCCATTTACCAGATTCATATGTTGGAATGGAAATATACATTACTCTACTTCTTGTATGATTGCATGAATATCCCCAACATTAATAAGTAAATGCATAACACCTTCATGTTCCATTTCAGTTGGAACACAATATTCAGCATATTGTATTAAATCACCTTTACTAATTTCAGTAACCTCTGTACCTACACCAATGACATAAGCTTTATATTCTTTTTGTATTGCTGAATCTGGTATAATAATGTTAGTTCCCGGTACTAATCTTGTTACTTCTTTTGGTTTTACTAAAACCTTTTTCCCTATTGGTATTACTTTTGTTTTTATCATTTTCTGTTGATTTATTATTTATTGTTTTATCTTCTTTAAAATGTGGTTCATCCCAATAACAAAACACCCATTTTTCTTTTTTCTCTTCCATTATCAAAGTTGATCATAAGCTAATCCTGCACCACCTCTAACTGAACTTTCTTGTTCTTCCTTCATATCACTAAATGCACCCTTATAAGAATTTCTTATTTGTTCAAATTTAGCGGCAGCGTTTACCATAGAATTAATGTTACCATCTCTACCATGTTCTATTGCTGTAGTTTCCATGTATCTAGCCAATCTATCAAGCATTGATTTAATACCAACATAAGCTCTATATGTAGGTGTTTCGTAAAGCTTTCTAGCCATCTCTAAAGAATACCTAATTTT